GAGGCAAGCCGGGCTGGTTGGTAAGGCGCGCGTGGCGGGTTCCGTGCGAGGGCAAGATTTTTCGCGAGCGGCGTTCAAGGTGATGAACGACGTGTTGGGTCAAAAAAGTAGAGTTTCAAGTTCTGGCCGCGGTTTTGGAAGAAGCATGCCGTTCGCGCTACGTCCGCCCGTGGCTCATTCCAGGGGTTTGCAACGCCTTTCGGTGATGTGGCAGGACAGGTTAGGAGTCGCATTGACTCGGATATCCGCGATCAAAAATTCGAAGACCAAAAAAATATTTTCCGGAATGAAGCAGGTTCGGCGATATCTGCCGAGCGTTTCGCCGGTCCGGCGCCAGCGGGGTGGTGACATTGCGACCGTCGGCGCGGCGGGTGTTATGGGAGGTCGTCACGAAATGCGGGTTGCGGGTTCGCATAAGGGTACTGTCGTGCCGTGGGCAGCGGATGACCAACGGTCCGATGAAGCGGCGTTGAAAAAATCGCCTGGCACCGACGCGCGGCCGCGGGATGATGGTTCGCCCCTGGGGCCGTTCGATCGGGCGTTCAACGATTATATGGCGCGGCTAGCGCGATTGCCGCTGGGCGGCATGACGGGGTTCGATGCGCGTGTCACCCCAGCCTGGGCTGGTCTGCAGATTTCAGGATAGGCGTTCATGAGCAGTGTCGTTCTTACGCTTGGCGGCGTGGCCTTTCAGGATTTTGAGGTGCCTGAGAAGATCGTGTTCGGCGGGGCGCAGCATCTCGCCGTGCATGATCTGATCGGCGGCGGTAGGGTGGTGGATGCGCTCGGCGCGGCGGCTGGGCGGATTCACTTTGCCGGCGTCTTTGCCGGTAGCGATGCCGCGGCGCGCGCGCGGAGTCTGCATGCGGCAACGGCAGTAGGTTCGCAACTGCCGCTGTTATGGGATGGTTTCTTCTATCTCGTCATCATCGATGAATTCGTCGTGAATTATGAAAAGCCGTGGTGGATTCCATTCTCCGTCACTTGCGAGGTCGTCACCGACTCGGTGGCGTCGGTCGTTGGACTGGTCGCATCCGCGGCAAGCCTGATCAGCGCCGATATCCGCGCGGCAACGGCGCTTGCGCCGCAGGCCGGCATGTCTCTGGGGTTGTCCGCGGCACCGAGCCTGGATGATGTCGGCGCCGTGCAAGGCGTTATCAACGGCAATATTGCATCCGCTTGTTTCGCGCTCAACGCGGGCGTAGCAGCGCTGAATGGCGGGAGCGATGCCAATGCGGGCGTCGCCGGCGTGACTCAACTGACGGAAACATCGGGCCGGTTGGCGGCGTTGGTGGGGATGAACGGCTATGTCGGCAGGGCAGCGACGAATTTGGCGAATCAATTGACATGAGCACGCAAAGCATCACCGTTGCTGGCGGTAATTTGTTTCAGTTGGCGGCGCAGTATCTGAAGGATGCGACGCAATGGATTCGGATTGCGCAGGCGAATGGAATTTCTGATCCGCAATTGAACGGCCTCACCACGCTGGTTATTCCGCCGGTCAATCCGTCCGCTGGTGGCGGCATTGCCCAGTAGTCAGCCGCAGGTCCGGGTCAGCGTCGATGGTGTTTCGGTTCTTGGGGTCTTGGCGGTCGACATCGAACAGGTCGCGTATTTCGCGGCGGACCGGTTTGTGGCTTTGTTTGCGCTTGATAGATCGCTCAACGGCGGGGCAGTGTTTTTCGGCGCTCTCTCCGCGCAGAGCGTGGTGATCGAGCTGGCCGTCGAACCATTTGGATATGTCAGCCTGTTTACCGGACAGATTGACAATGTCAGAATGGATTTGCGGGCGGGTACCGCGGCCTTGACGGGACGGGATCTGTCGGCGTCGCTGATCGACACTGAAATTTCCCAGACATTCGCCAACCAAACGGCAAGTGATATCGCAACCGCCATCGCCGGCGGCCATGGGTTGACGCCGAATGTAACGGCGACGAGAACCTTGATCGGGCAATATTATGAGCTAGATCATGCCAAGCATGGTCTGGGTCTGAATTCGCGGACGGGTACCGCGTGGAACCTGCTATCGTGGCTGGCGATGATCGAGGGGTTTTCTCTCTCCGTTACCGGGACGGTTTTGAATTTTATGCCGTCGGTGTTACCGGCGCCGTTTTATCTGACGCCGCAGGATTGCATTGATCTTTCGATCGATATCGCGACGACGATTCCAGTGAGTGCCACGGTGAAATCCTGGAACACGCGGAACAAAGCGGCTTTTACGCAAACCGCCGGCACCGGGACCGGCCCCTCCGCGACGCTGATCCGGCCTAATCTGACCAGCGCGCAGGCGAATTTGGTGGCGCGTAATCATTTGGCGGATCTTGCCTGGCACAAGACCATCATGATCGCGACGATGCCGGGGGAACTGGCTCTTGCGCCGTCGGCGCCGGTGAGCCTCTCGCAGACCAATTCGCCGCTCGATCAAACCTATCTGGTCGATAGCATCCGACGTTGCGTGGATACGCGGCGCGGCTTTGTGCAAACGGTTCGGGCTCACGCCGCGGATTAACGGCTGATTTAAGCGGTAGAAAGCGCTTCTTTTTTGAAAAAAAGAAGCCCTCCGCGGGCGGCGGCAAAAAACTTCTGATTCACGCGGGCTTGGCGACGAGCGGTGCATGAGGCTTCAGGTAAGCAAAGTTTTTTTGCTTCTTTTTGTTCACAAAAAGAAGTGCTTGCTTTTAGCGTTTCCAAAGGAATTTTGATGGACCAGTTCTGGAACGCCGTTAAAGCCCGAGCGGGCGGTCTTGACGCGTTGGCGGGCGTCGCGCGGTTTGGGCTGGTGTCCAGCTTCGATGCGAATGCTTACGCGGCGCGGGTGATGATCCAGCCGGAAAATATCCTCAGCGGCTGGCTGCCGATTCTCTCTGCCTGGGTCGGCGCTGGGTGGGGGTTGGCGGCACCTCTCACGCCTGGCGACCAGGTGCTGGTGATCGCGCAGGAAGGCAATTCCGAACATGGCGTTATCGCGGGATGCGTGTGGTCGGCGGTCGACCGGCCGATGGCGACGCCGCCGGGCGAGCTTTGGATGCAGCATCAATCAGGAAGCTTTTTGAAATTGCTTAATGACGGTACGATCGCGCTGCGGGCCGGCACTGTGAACGTGACGGGAGATCTTGTCGTGAGCGGCAATATTTCTGACCTGGGCGGCGCGCACGGCACTGTCGCGGCGCTGCGTGGCGCGTATGATGAACATACGCATGCTGACCCGCAAGGTGGTGTCACCGGGCTGCCTTCGGTGACGTTGTGATGGCTGATATTGCTCTGACCTTCGGCGGCGACCTGGCGGTCGGCGCGACCGGCGATATCGCGCTCGCGGACGGCCCGGCGCTGACGCAGCAGCGCGTGCTGCGCCGTCTGCTGACCAATGAAGGCGCCTATATCTGGCAATTGGCTTATGGCGCGGGGCTCGGCCAGTTCGTGGGCTTGCCCAATGCCCCGGCCGCGATTCAAGCGGTCGCTCGATCGCAACTGATGCAGGAAGCCGCGATCGCGGCGAGCCCGCCGCCCTCCGCCAGTGCCGCCGATAACCAGGACAGTTCCGTGACCCTAACGATACGTTATACCGATGCCGTGACTCAGCAGACCAACCTACTGACGATCACGGTGTAGGGTCATGCAATTATCACTGCAGAATTTCACCGCCCTGGTGCAGACCATGGCGGCGGCGGTGCAGGGGGCGGCCTCCAGCCTGCTTGATCTGACCGTTGGTTCCGTGTTGCGCGCGATCCTGGAGGCGAATGCCTCGGTGGCACTTTGGCTGCAATGGCTGATCGTGCAGGTGCTGGCGACCACCAGGCTTGCCACCAGTTCTGGCGCCGATTGCGATAGTTTTGGCGCCGATTTCGGGTTTTATCGGCTGGGGGCCGTGGCCTCGACCGGTCAGGTGATATTTTCGCGCTTTGCGCCGAGCATCGCCGCGTTCATCCCGGTTGGCACCAAGATCGCCACCGCCGATAACAGCCAAACATTTTTGATAACGGCGGACGAGACCAACCCGGCCTATGGTGGTTCGCCCGCCGGCTATCGTCTCGCCGCCAATGTCGCCAGCATCACGCTGCCCGCCACCGCGGCCAACGCCGGCAGCGGCGGCAACGTGCAAGCCGGGGCGGTGGGGCTGCTGACGTCGGCGGTGGCCGGGGTCGATACGGTGACGAACAGCCTGGCCTTTACCGGCGGAATGGACGCGGAATCGGATGTCGCGTTCAGGGCGCGGTTCAGCCTTTATCTGGCGGGCCTTGCGAAGGCGACGCAGGTTGCGGTCGGCGCGGCGATTGCCGGCATTCAACAAGGTCTCAGCTATATTGTCAGTGAAAATATTGATCAGACCGGCGCCGCGCAGCCGGGTCATTTTGTCGTCACGATCGATGATGGTTCAGGCGCGCCGCCGAGCTGGTTGCTGGCGAACGTGCAGCAGGCGGTCGATGCGGTGCGGCCGGTCGGCAGCAGTTTTGCCGTGCAGGGGCCGGCGGTGAGTCTCGCGAACGTCTCGCTGAGCATCGCCACCAGCCCGGGCGCTTCACACCAGGATGCGGTTGCCGCCGTCGCCGCGGCGATTGAGAGCTATATTGCGAGTTTGGGCGTTGGCGCGACGTTGAACTATACGCGGCTGCCGCAGCTTGCCTATGCGGCGGCTGATTCGGTTGCGAATGTCTCGGCCGTCACGCTGAATGGAGGCACCGCAGATCTGGTGCCGGCTTTGTTCGGGGTGGTCCGCGCCGGCACGGTTGCGGTGGCTTAGCATGACCGGAGATTCGGATGACATGCGGGGCCGGTTGAAAACGGTTTTGCCGGCGGGCTGGTTTGCCAATGACACGCCGATTCTGGATGCGGTGCTGGGCGGACTCGCGGTGGCTTGGTCGGTGCTTTATCGGCTTTTGATGAATGTGGCGGCGCAGGCGCGCGTGGCGACGGCGACCGGTGTTTTCCTCGATATATGCGCGGTCGATTATTTCGGCGCCGCGTTGAAGCGGCGCGCCGGCGAGAGCGATGGCGCGTTCAGCCCGCGGCTGCGCGCCAACCTGCTGGCGCCGCGCGCGACGAGGGCGGCACTGGTCGGTGCGCTGACCAACCTGACCGGCCGTGCGCCGGTGATTTTCGAGCCGCTGAATGCCGCCGATACCGGCGGCTATAATACCGGAACGCTGGGCTACGGCGTGGCCGGTGGGTATGGGTGCCGGCTGCTGCCGTTCCAGTTTTTCGTGACCGGCTTTCGGCCGAACGAAACGCCTGTCAGCAATGCGGGCGGCTATGGCACGGGTCCAGGCGGCTATGCGGCGGCGCCGATGTTTTACGCAAATCTTTCGGACATTCCAGGAACGATCCAGGACTCCGATATCTACGCCATGGCGGCATCGGTGCTGCCGGCCGCGAGCATTGCCTGGATGAAACTTTCGAACTGAGGACCAAGCATGGACCGTAACATCGTCTATCCCGGCAGCATTCCGCTCGATGCCGATATTCTGAACCTCAACCGCAATGCGATGACCGGTATCGCCGCGCTGACCGCGGCGGCGCTTGGCAGCGGCACCGTCGTCGATGGTCTGGCCTGCACCGCCACGTCGCCGGCCTCGCTTACGGTCAATGTGGCGGCGGGCAGCATTACCCAGCTCACGGCGATGGACGCGAATGCCTATGGCTCGCTGGGCATTGATACGGCTGATCAGATCGTCAAAACCGGGATCAATCTGCAGCCGACGAGCTTTACGCTGACGCCGCCGACGGCTTCGGGAAATTCGATAAACTATTTGATCGAGGCGGCATTTTCCGAAACCGACGCGGATGCCGTGGTGCTGCCTTATGTCGACGCGGCCAATCCGTCGCTGCCCTATTCCGGGCCTGATAATTCTGGGGCCGCGCAAAACACGCAGCGCATCCAGCGCGTGCAACTGCAACTGAAGCCGGGCGCCGCCGCGCCATCAGGGTTGCAAGCGACGCCGGCGGTGGATGTTGGTTGGGTCGGGCTGTATGTCATCACGGTGAATTACGGCCAGGCGGCCATCCATAATGCGGCGATCTCCACTTATGTGGGCGCCCCGTTCATCGGCTATAAATTGCCGTCCCTGCGGCCTGGTTTTTCGACCGTGCAGGTGTTCAATGCCTCGGGTACGTTCATCGTGCCCAACGGCGTCACCACGCTCCAGGCCCATGTCATCGGCGGCGGTGGCGGGGCCGGCTATCACAGCACCATGCCAGGCGGCGGCGGCGGCGCTGGCGGCTCCGCCGTCGGGATCGTCACCGGGCTGATGCCGGGGCAGAGCATTCCCGTGACCGTCGGCGCCGGCGGCGCGGGCCTGCCGACGCCGGCGAACGGCAATAACGGCCAGACATCCAGTTTTGGCAGCTATGTCGCGGCCACCGGCGGCGGCGGGGGCGGGGGCGGCACCGCGACACAGTTCGCGATGGCGGGTGGTGCTGGTGGCATCGGCGTTGGGGGGCAGTATAATTTTGGCGGCTCGATGGGGACTGATTCCATCGTCGTCGCCTGCCGTGGCGGGGATGGCGGCGGCCCGGGCCTCGGCAAGGGCTCCAGCGGCCCACAGAACGGTTTTACGGCCACCGGCTATGGCGGCGGCGGCGGCGGCGGCGGCTGTACGACCAGCGGTAGCCCCGTCGGCTCCGCGGGCGGCGCCGGCGCCGTCGGCATCGTCATCATCGAGTATTGAGAGGCTTTGCCCATGAGCACGCAAGCCAGCCATACATGGCGCCCATCCAATGCGCGCTACGTGCAGATCGACGGGTTTGTGCCGACGCCGCGCGGCGCCAACGTGCCGCCGCCGACGCCCCTGACATGGCCCGCGAAGGACCCGCGCGATACGCTGGACTACGTGTTCGACGTTTCCCCGGCGCTGACCGCCAATCCAGGCGATACGATCGCGACTCTGGATGTGGCGATCAATCCGGGAAACCCTGGTGACCTGACCCTCGCCGCCGCCAGCGCCGATGGCGCCTGGGCGGTGCTGTGGCTAACGCTTGGTCAGGCGCAGACCACCTATACGGTGACGGTGACGGTGACGACGACCGGGGGCCGTACCTTGGCGCGCAGCATCTCGCTGCCCGTTATTTCGCTGGCCACGGTGCCGGCACCTGCCTCGGCGATTACCACGCCGGCTGGGCAGCCGCTCACCGACCCTACGGGGACGCCGCTGACGATTATCTGAGAGAGGAAGTAAGGACTTCTTTTTGTGAACAAAAAGAAGCAAAAAAACTTTGTCCTGCGGGTTGTAGCAACAGCATTGCCAAGGTCCGCGGGAATCAAAAGTTTTTTGCTTCTTTTTTTTAAAAAAGAAGTGCTTGCTTCCCGCTCCACAGCCATCAAGGATTTTGAATGCCGACGATTGGACAGTTGCCGCTGGCAAATTCCGTAGCCGACACAGACCTGCTGCCGATTTTCCAGAATAATGAGACATTGAGTGCCACGCGCGCGCAGGTTCTCGCCGGCTATCAGCCGGTACTCAGCGTGCCGCAGAACACGCTGCTCGGTGGTGTTGGGCCCGGCACGACGGAGCAGCGTGTT